CGCCCGCCCCGGAGAAGAGCAGTACGAGTGGGAAGAACCACGGGTCACCGAAGCTCAATCCGAATTGGGTGGAGCAGTTGATGGGCTTACCCATCGGGTGGACAGACTTAGGCTCCTGGGGAATGGAGTCGTCCCACAAACCGCAGAAATAGCGTGGAGAACTTTATGGCAAAGACTTTAACAGAAATGAAACATATCAAAATGCAAAAGAAATTAAAACAGCCTCTTTATTTTAAAGAGTATCAGACAAATCCACAGGGGCATCGCACGCCTGTGTTTAGCACCATAGCGCCAAAGCGTTCAAGTTTACCGGGTGCTAGGAAGAAAGTTAAATGAATTTAAGAGCAGTCCTTCCTGTGGGCTTAACGGCGCTAGGAAAACAAGGATACCTCCGCGACACTCGGCGGGGAAGGATTGCTCTGCATTTAGTATGAGAATTACAATAGAGACAGACGATAAGCAGACCGTCACGATTGAGCGCAAGGGATACATACAGGTGCATGATTACATCGAGGTATTCAAGGGTGCGTTGGTGGCTATAGGGTTCCATCCAAGGTTATTGGATGAGCATTTAAATGAGGGTGAATGGTATGAGGAAAGTGATACTACTGATAGCATTACTCATTAGCGGTTGTGCAAAAGACCCGCACCCCGAACATATTCCTGGTGTGAGTTGCCCGAAGCCCGGTCATGGGAAATGTCCTTTTGGATGCGATGGATGACATGGATTATCTATATGGCACACTTCTTAGCACGGAAGAGATCAACCGTGGATGGCGAAGGTTTTGGTCGAATTGCGAGTTACGCTACCGCGAGGGTGAGCGAGATCCCGATTGTCCCGCCAATACCTGGAGGACGGATATTCAGCGAAAGATGCCCAAGGCACGAACGGAATTAGATTTTAAAAATGAACGCAAAAAGAAAATTAATACATGAATTAAAGAATACTTTCCATAGGTGGGAAGAGGAGAGTGATTTGTTCGATGATAGTATTATCGATGCGTGCAAGAAGGCATTACGGGAATACTACGATGAGCAGGTGATCTCTTTTGATAGTGATATCGAGTTGGTGGAAGACGAGGAAGAAGAGGAGGAATGAATGTGTACAAACCAACGGGGGAGAAGGTGGAAGGTTGGCCCCAATGGGTGGGTCGTTTATCCGAGGATAATCTCGAACTGAAGAAGAAGGTGGAGCAGTTGGAGAGGGAGAATGCGGAACTTAAGAAGAGATGCTGTGATTTATTTAGCGAGGTAATCGAGGCAAAGGCGAGTCATGCAAAGTGAAAGTACCACCGGGATGGAATCCGATTTTTTGGAAAAAGTATGGGCGAGCAATACCACTATCCGTACAAAACTTACCACGACCCGACTTGAAAAGCCTGGGTCCCCCACCATCGAAATTCGACCAAGAGACATTGGAACGGATACGGAAGGCTTCTGTGTCGGAGAAGCGCAAATCCCGGTCCAAACGCTCAAAGAAGCGATAGTGGTGGGTATGGAGATACAGGCGAGGGCATGAGACCCAAGTACGAGACACAGGCAGACCTCGATAATGAGAAGGAGGTATGTGGATTTCTGAGCAAGGTATGGGATTGTGTGTTCCATAAGCTTAATCCGATTAAGTACAAGGTGGATTTCCTCATTGAGAAGGGCGATCACTACGGATGGGCGGAGTTAAAGTGTTTAAATATTAATTATGGGCAGTTCCCGTTTATGATTAGCTACAAGAAGATCGAGGCGGCAAAGCAGTTATACGAGACAAGCGGTAAGAAGTTCACTCTGATTTTCAGATGCAAGGATGCATTATGTTTTCACACATGGGATTTCAGTAAGGATTATAAGTTTGAACTAGGAGGCAGGACGCGAGCAACCCGCGATCCCCAGGATATAGAACCAATCTTCCGTATAGACCCAAAGGATTGCACGATAGTGGAGGGGTATGCCTAAGATAAGAATAACACAACTAGACGGATCGCTTCCTAATATTGCTTTAATGAAGTTGTCTCATTGGCATAAAGCACAAGGCGATGATGTGTTTTTTAGTAAATCATGGGAGCGTGAGTTGTTTGAACCTGAATATGATATTGTTTATGGTTCTGCTATATTCCAATGGACTAAGCCTAAACTAGAGAGATTTTTACAGGAATTTCCACAAGCTATTGTTGGAGGTACAGGCACTAAATCGACAATGACTATTGAGGATATAACAGGTGGTCCTTATGAATACTTTGATTACTCGATATATCCTAAGTTCAAACATAGTATAGGCTTTAGTCAGAGAGGTTGCCGCCTAGCGTGTAAATTTTGTGTTGTACCGGGAAAGGAGGGTAAAAATCGAGATAACGGACCTATACATCAAATATGGCGAGGAGATCCTCACCCCAAAGAAATCATTTTATTAGACAACGACTTTTTCGGGCAACCTGATTGGCAACAGAAAGCAGACGAGATACTAGAGGGTGGCTTTAAAATAAATATAAATCAAGGGATGAACGCTAGGCTAATACACAAAGAAGGTGCAAAAGCTCTTAAAGATATGCAGTTTTTTGAAGCTAAATTTAAATATAGAAGATTGCATACTGCATGGGATAATCCGAAGGACGAGAAAAGATTCTTTAATGGTTTAGATATTCTTTTAGATGCAGGCATAAAGCCAAGAGAGATTATGGTTTATATGCTAATAGGTTATTGGCCCGGAGAAACAATGGATGATATTCTTTGGAGATTTAATAAGTTAAATGACGCAGGAGTACTGCCTTACCCAATGGTTTATGATCGTGATAAGCCTGAGTTAAAAAAATTTCAGAGATGGGTTAACCGCAGATATTACCAATTTGTGCCTTGGGAAAAATATGATTCATCTATGCGATCTAAACCAAGGGAGGATCAAATGCAGTTATGCCTAAGATAACCTACGCAGATGAGGTAGATGCTCACTTTGGTATTCCGTGGATACCTGATCTGAAGTATGAGAAGGGCGAGCTTGCGTGTGCATTATCGAGTGAGGAGATCGATGCCTTACCGCAGGAGCGCGCAGAGACTTTGTCCCGTTTGATATTGGACCAACCGGAGTCGGAGAAGGAAGATCCCATTCAATGGGGATGGACTCTTCCCGGTTGGAGGCGGGTGATGGATAATTGGAAGGATACGAAGATCCATGTGGTCCTCGGCGGTAATCGGAGTTCCAAGACAACTTTCGCGTCCCGTCTGCTTGTGCATATGGCACAGACTATCCCGGAAGCTGAGATTCGTTCTTTGCATGTATCGGAGGAGCGAAGTATTTCGGATGCCCAAAGGTACATATGGGAAGCACTTCCCATGAGGTACAAACGGGCAAAGAAGAAGAGCGAGAATCATTCCTTGCAGTATACACAGAAGAATGGATTTAACTCCGCCAAAGCGATCCTACCACCAACCACACCAGGTGCGGAACGGGGAAGTACAATATCTTTTAATAACTACAGGCAGTATCAGGCAGACCCTCAGATATTCGAGGGATGGTCAGCACATTGTATCCATATGGATGAGGAGGCACCTGAGAGTATCTTTGAAACATTGGTAGGAGGTAGAACGGTGGATTACCACGGACGGGTGCTGTTAACCTTCACCACATTGCAGGGGTGGACCCCATTGATTAATAGTCTGTTGAAAGGAGCGGAGACTGTGGAGTCGCGATACAGCGAATTGATGGGGCGTGAGTTACCGGTAGAGCAGATATCCACCAATTGGCCTGATTGTCGAATTTATTATTTTTGGTCAGAAATGTCCCCGTTTGTTGATTATAACGAACTCATCCGAACCTACTCCAAGCAACCACAAGAGGTAAAACTCGCTCGCCTATATGGCATCCCTAGCAAGGCGATGGAGGGGAGATTCCCTAAGTTCAACCGCGACACCAATGTCGTCCCCCATGAACGAATCCCCTTCATCGCCGATCCTACGGTACGGACTACCCGGTACTTCGTGTGCGATCCCGGTGGGAGTAAACCGTGGGTGGCGATATGGGCGGCAGTCCTGGAGGATGGTACGATCTATGTGTACCGCGAGTTCCCTGATTCCTCGATGGGCCAATGGGCATTGCCACATGTGAATGGGTTGGGCAAGAGCGTGGGTAAACCGGGTCCTGCACAGCGTCCGCTTGGATTTGGATATGCCGCATATAAAGAGCATTTCGAGGCACTAGAGGAAGGCGAGGATATCTTTGAGCGAATTGTTGACCCCCGTATGGGAGCCGCCACGGTGCGCGAAAAGGAGGGGGAGAGTAATATAATTAACACGATGGCGAACCTTGACTTTGTTATGCGACCTGCACCGGGCGTGGAAGTGGAGGCGGGTATTGCGAAGATCAACGATGCCCTGGCATGGGATGATACGGAGCCGATGTCGGAGAAGAATAAGCCGAAACTCTTTGTGTCTGACAGGTGTGATAACTTTATTACCTCGATGCTTGAATATACGGGCAGTTCCCGTCAGGAGCATTTTAAGGACTTTGTTGATACTATCAGATACCTAATGGTCAGCGGACCTGACTATGTGGGTGGTGGAAGCCTTATGTGTACAGGTGGTGGAGGATATTGACTTGCCATGTCAACTACAAAAGGTTACATTATGCTACGCATATGCAGTCTGCCGCCGATCCCGAACTTTTATATGTCAGTAAGGAGCCTGATGTTGACTATCTTGCGGAAACTTATCGCAGGACTCAGTCGGAGTTGGGCGAATGGTTAGACCGTAGACAAAGAGATTACGATGTAAGGAACTGCTTATGGGCAGGGAAGTCAGATGATTTCAAAAAGCACTCCCACCTAAGTTCCACCGGAGATGTATTTCCGTGGGATGGGGCATCTGATCAGGAAATCCGCATGGTGGATAATCAGATAAATAAGTGCGTGGCGATGTCCACCAATGCGGTAAGATCCGCACATATCGTGGCTACCCCTGTGGAATCAGGTGATATCGAGCGTGCAAATGTGATATCGATGTTCCTGCGATGGTTAATGAACTCCAAGATGGAGGAGTTTTACGATCAATTGGAACTCGGACTTAACCACTTTTTCGAGAAGGGTCTGATGGTCCATTATGTTTATTGGGATTCCAAGGAACTTAAACAGCAACAAACCATCCGCCTGGATGAGATCGCACAGGTACTTCCACAGATCGCACAAGCGATCCAGGATGGCAGTATGGATGAGGAATTATCATCCGCACTAAAAGATCAATTTAAAGTATCCAAGGCCAAAGCAAAAGCGATGCTCCGCGAGCTTCGCAAGGATGGCACAACCACAGTCCCTATTACCCGCCAGGTTGTAAACCGACCACGCATCAAAGCGTTGGCACCGGATGAGGATGTTATTTGGCCCAACTATACAATCGATCCACAGGAGGCACCATACTGCTTCCATGTATTGCACATGACTCCGGAGCAGTTGGAGTCAAAGATGAGTACGGAAGGGTGGGATGCAGATTTTGTGGAAAGAGCAAAAGACCTAGCCAAGCATACACAGGCGGATAATAGTTTGTATAACATCAGGCAGGAAGATGCGGTCATTCGTGATGATGATGAGACTATTAGAATAGTGTACTGTTATCAAAGACTGCTCGATGAGGATGGAGTTCCCGGTATCTACTGCACAATCTTTCATCCCGATATTCCTGAGTTGTATGCCAAGCATGAACTTATGGATTACGCTCATGGTAAGTATCCATTCGTGGTTACTAAATATGAGAATGTAAGCAAAAGACTTTATTCCTCCCGCTCAATCCCTGAAGTCGGAGAACCTTTACAGCAGGTAGCGAAGATTGAGAGTGATGCATTAGTTGATCGTCAATCATTAGCCACTTTACCACCTTTGGAACATCCGCTTGGAAGACCTCCAAGTAAGTATGGTCCTGGAGTTCGTATCCCTTATCGTACACCTGGCGAGATCCGTTGGGCAAACACACCTCCATTTGATGGCGGTAATGTGGAAGTCCGTAGATATATACAGGAATTATTTGACCGCTATATGGGAAATAATGCCCCAGGGGTTGATCCTGTGGAAGCACAGAACAAACAGCAGGCCACGATCAATAAGGTATTTAATCACCTGAAGTATGTGATCGACCAAGTATGGACTCTGTATCAGCAGTACGGACCCGATGCAGAGTTTTTCCGCGTCACCGGAATGCAGGACATACAGAAGTTTAATAAGGGCAGACCCGGAGAAAGATTCGACTTTTACTTGCAGTTTGATGTGGCGACACAAGATCCCGCACAAATGCTTGAGCGCGTAAAAGCGATTGCCGAGCTTGCCCCTGCACTCGACAGATCAGGCACATTGGATACCGAGAAGATGTTACAGATCGCAGTAGGGCAGATCATGCCTGGTGCATCCGAGAAGATCATGATCCCCAAGGAGACAGCATCGCAGAAAGCGGTGGATGAGGAGAGGCAGACAATTGCTGAGTTAGTGGCAGGAGTACCTCCCAATGTTCGTCCGCAGGATTCGCATGAGATGAAGATGCAAGTATTTCAACAATGGTTATCACAGCCTGATATTCAACAGAAGGCACAACAAGATCCGGCTTTACAGGAGCGTATTCAGACATATATGCAACAGCGTCAGATGCAGATTCAGCAGAAACAAAATGCTGAAATTGGCAGACTCGGTGCGGCTCCCACACAATTCGGACAAACCGCTCAGACAGAAGCGGCATAGAAAGGGACATATATTATGCCAATGGTAGGTAAGAAAAAATTCGGTTACGGCACAAAGGGTAAAGCGGCGGCTAAAGCTTATGCGAAGAAGAC